TCCCGGTCGACCCTCCCTCGGCCGGGACCGCCACCTCTCGGGGCGTCGTCCCGTCCCCGCTGGCGGGGGGAGAGCGATGAGGTTCGCGTACGCAGACCCGCCGTACCCTGGGTGCGCGAACTATTACCTCACGGAGAATCCCGACGCGAAGGAAGTCAACCACGTTGCGCTGATCGGTTGGCTCTGCGCCGACTTCCCGGATGGTTGGGCCCTCTCGACCCACGCGAACGCGCTCCGGGACTTGCTCCCGCTCTGCCCGCCAGACGCGCGCGTAGCGGCGTGGTGCAAGCCCTTCGCTACATGGAAACTCGGCGGCAAAGCGACTTCCGTTCCGTACACCTGGGAGCCCGTCATCTTCCGGGGCGGTGCGAAGCGCAAGCGGACCAAGCGGTGTGGCGTCGTATGCCGCGACTTCGTGCTCGCCTCGCCGCCGCTCCGCCAGCGCGTGCCCGGCGAGAAGCCGGCCGCGTTCTCGTGGTGGGTCTTCTCCATGCTCGGCGCCGAACCGGGGGACGAAATGGTCGACGTGTTCCCTGGGTCGGGCGCCGTGGGCAAGGCGTGGCGTGCGTGGTGTGGGGAGTGGGACCGAACCGGAACCCTATTCCCGACGGAGGCCGCATGACGCTCCGACGCGCCGCTGCCTTTGCTCTCCTGGCCCTCCCGGGGGCGGTGGACCCGGTGCGAGCTGAGTACGACTGGACGTGCGTGGTCGTGGTCGAGCAGCCGAACCCGCACTCCTGGTGCCAGGAGTGCGAGGGGCTTCCGTCTCTGGGCCGCGTCGCGCTCGGGGCCCCCGAGGGGAGCGAGACGCCGTGAGCCACGGGACCGCGCTGCGTATTGAGTGCGTCGGCTACGGGCGCCCCTGCCCGGCTCACGCTTGGTGGTATCGCGAGGGGACGGACCGGCGCCGTCGCTGCTCTGTCTGCCAGTCGCGCCGCCGCTGGCTCGAGCCGGAGCACGCCACCACCTGCGTCGACTGCGGCGCGCCGCTCGCGCAGCCGGATACGGGACGGCCCCGGGTCCGGTGTCTGGCGTGCTCACCAAGGCGCGCGCCGCTCATCGTGTCGGGCGCAGGCAGGGAGAGGGAGGGGTGATGGAGCACGTCAGCGCTGCCCTGTCTCGCGCCGTCCGGACTGTGGCCCGCAGGACCCGCCTCGCCCCCTTGGAGCCCGACGCATTCCTCGCCTGGATGCGCCACCACGATCGCATACCGAGGAATCGCGGAGTCTGCACCGTGGACGACCTCTGGTTCGGATTCTGGGGCCGCCTCGACCCCGGGCTCACACTCAAGGAGACGCGGCGGCTCGTGGTGTGGATGGCGGCGCGGGTGCGGCGCAACCAAAGGCTCGGGCTCGATCCATTCGAGGGGATCTGCTGATGCGTATCCGCTCAGTGAAGCCCGAGTTTTGGCGCGACGAGATCACAGGGCTCGCCGGTTGCGAAACGGCGCTCTTCTACCTGGGGCTCGCCGGTAGCGCGGACGACTCCGGACGGTTCCACTGGGACGCCCGGCTTATCCGCGCGGACCTCGACCCGTACGACGCGAAATGGGGCGGCCCCGAGGGAATCGAAAAGCAGCTCCGGAACCTCGAAAGGCTCGGTCGGATCTTCCGGTACGAGGCCGGCGGGCGCGTCTATGGGTGGATCCCCACCCAAAAGCGTCACCAGAAACCAAATCACCCAACAGAATCAACGCTTCCCGAGCCGCCCGTTGGGTTGAGGGAACATTACCGTAACCCTAACTTAGAGATACCTGCTGGAGAGGAGAGGAGAGGAGAGGAGGCAGCTAGCGCTGCGCGCGCGGAGACTCCGGTGGAGTCCTCCGCGCCACTCTCCCCGGAGAATCCCTCTCCTGTCGTTGCCGTCCTCCCGGTCGTCGGCAAGGGGCAGAAGGAATACAGGGTCACGGCCGCGAAAGTGGCGGAGTGGCAGGACGCCTATCCCGGAGTCGACGTGCTCCGTGAGGTCAAAGCCCTCGTCCAGTGGTCTCGCGACAACCCAAGCAAGCGAAAGACGTTCAAGGGCGCGGCCGCGTTCTTCTCACGCAACCTCGCCCGCAAACAGGACCAGAACCCTCAGGCGAGGAGACTAAATGGAAACCGAAGCGACCCCGAGATCCTCCGAGCTCTCGCCGAAGCGGAGCGGTACGCAGCCACCCCCGAGCCTCGCGTCGATGGCGCAGTCGGCGACGCAGGGGCGGGAGGAAGCGAGCCGCTCGGTCCGGCTGCGGACTGCCTGGCCTCGGTTGCAGCGGCTCTGCCCGCCGCGCTCCGGGAGGATCTGGCTCGTCGGCGGGGCGCCGGGAAACTTCAAGACGCAGATGGTGCTCAACCTGGCCCTGGACATGGCATCACTGCACCAGCGGGTACTCTTCGTGACACTCGAACAGACGGCCGGGGAGATCGGGATGCAGGCACTCGCCCGGTATAGCGGCGTGAGCGTGGAGCGGCTCGACCTCGCTTTCGGCCGCGAGAATCTCCAGCTCACCGCCGACGAGGACGCGAGGGTGGCGGACGCCTCGGCCCGGTTCGCGGATCTGGAGCTTTACCTGCGCATCCATGGCGCCGAGCGCAACGGCTCGTCGCTCGAGGCCGTACTGCACAGCGCGACGCGCAGTCGGTTCGATGCGATCTTTCTCGACCACCTCGGCATGGTCGACCGTGGGCGGGGCAGTGAACTCGACGCGATCCCGAGGACGGCGAACGCGCTGCGGGTGCTGGCGCGAGGGGCGACGTCTTCCGGCTACACGCCGTTTGTGTGCGTGACCACTCCGCTCTCGCGTAAGCGCGACGAGGATGACCATCCGAAGCTCTCGCATTTGCGCGGCTCAGGGAACCTGGAATACGACGCGGATTTCGTGATGGTCGTGCAGAAGCGCGAGCAGCCCGAGGAGAGCGATGCGCCCAACGTCGTGGACGGGTTTGTGCTCAAGAACCGTCAGGGGCGATGCCCCCTCGTGATGCAGTTCGAGGCGCAGGGGGCGATCAGCCGCGTCGTCGAGCGGCACACGTCCGATACCAGCCCTACGCAGCACTGGCAGGATCGAGAACCCGGGAGCGACGATGATTGATCTCGAGGCGCTAGCGGTGGAGATGGCGGAGAAGCAGCTCGCCGCCGGAGCTTGGCGGGAGCGGACCAAGGAGTATGTCCCGATGTGCCTGCGAAGGGAGTGCAACCGCCGCGCATTCGCCCGGGGGTTGTGCCGATCGCATTACGAGGTCGCGCGGCGAAGCGGGAAGGGCCTGCCTCCACGATCGCGTCCGGGTCGCAAGGGGGCCGCTTGACCACCATCGTCCTGGCGATCCTTTCGCTACTCTTCGCCCTCCTTGGCTGCTGGGCGTTTTTGCCGCGGCGCGAGTCGTCGATCGAGGCGTTCCGCCGTTGGCGGGCGGCGATGCGGATGGGCGAACGGAGGGACACGCAATGAATATTCGCCCCGCAGTCAACCACGTCGCGCGCGCCGTGGGATGGTTTCTGCTCCTCCTCGCCGTCTGTGTCGCGTGGGTAGGGTATTGCCTGATTCAATGGGGCGGGGGGAGGATATCGATATGAGAAGGAGCACGGAGAAGGCTGCGCGTAACGGCGCACTGGAGGAGGCCGCCCGGGTCCTCGACGAAGAGATCGCGGGAGCGCGCGGGATCCTCGCGTGGCTCCCCGAGAGATGCGTCCACACACGCGATCACCTGGACCGGCTCGCCGGCGAACTCCGGGACATGGCGTCCCGAATCCGGAGGCTCAAGACATGACCCTCGCGATCGCAGCCCAAGACCTCGCTCTCGTCTGCCGATGCTATCGGCTCGTGCTCGCGCAGAAGGGCTTCCGGTATCACAACCGCCCTTCGTTGGCGTACGACTTCTTCGCCGCCTCGGACTGCGCGGCTGCTCTCGAGGCGCAGTACGCGGAGCAGGCTCTGTTTCTCGTGGCGGCGGGGGAGCGCGGATGCGACCGAAACTAACCCCCCAGATCGCAGACCTGTACGTGATCGCGAAATGGATCGACGAGTACGGTCCGGCGCCGCGTTCGCTCGATGCGTTGTGCGCGGCGATTTGCCAACTCGAGGCGGTATGCGCCGCTGAGACGGCGGATCTCTGGCGGCGCTACTGCCGACGGGAGCGGCTGAGCGGGACAGGACCGCATCCGGCGGGGCTGAGGAAAGCGAGGAAGGCATGAGCGAGACCAAGCATTCGCCGGAGCCATGGCGGCGCGGCGAGGAGCACGAGACCAAGGTGGAAATCCAAGAGGCGGCTCCGCCCTACCGGCTAATCCTGACGGTGCATGGTACCGGGCGCCTCGGTGGGTGCAGCCCAGATCACGCGGTCATGGACGCCAACGCACGCCGGATCGTTGCATGCGTGAACGCCTGCGCCGGACTCGACATCGGGGGGATGGAGACCGAGAGCCTTCAGGATGCACTCTTCGCGCTCGAGGTGCTCGTGGACGATGACGAGTCGGTGGCGGCCAGGCGTCTCGCCATAGCCCAAGGGCGCCACGCGCTGCGCAGCCTCGGGAGACTCCCGTGACCCTGCTTGTGTGGGTTCTGCTTGCCTGGATGGCGGCGAGGGCGGCCCTAGCGCTCGTCCTGTTGATTGTGGGGGTGTGGCTGAACAACGGGGAAGACCAATGACGCAATGGTGGCGAGTCAAGGCGACGGGCCGGCGGGACACGGTGGAGCCCGGGATCGTGAGGGCGTTCCGCGCGCACCAGGATTTCTCGGTCGACGTCATCGGTGACCCTGCGGATCTGCTCGTCGGCGGCTACGGCGTGACCCATCTCGTCGAGATCAAATCGGCCGGCGGGAAGCTCACCCCGGCGCAGCTCGCGTTCCGGAAGCGCTGGCGAGGTGAACCGCCCGTCACTGTCTGGAACGAGGCTCAAGCGCGCAAGTGGGCGAGAACGTGGCGGGATCAAGCACAACATGCACGTATAGCTTTCCCCGCTGGGCCTGTGACGTGGGACGAGGCGGTAGAGCAGCAGCGCGAGGCCCTGACCGCTCCCCTCGCGGGCGGGAAAGATGGCGAGGCGCCAGCATGATGCGCCCCCCCTACTCCTCCGCCTGGGAGCGGCTCACGGAGAGCGCCCTGCGCTACGCCGACGCCGATGCGGAGGACGAGGGGGACGTGGAATGGCTCCGGTGCCGTGACGTGCTCCGCAAGGCGGCCCTCGACTACGCGGCGAGCCTGTGGGGCGGCAGGGTGGTACCGGTGCGGCGGCGCACCTACGTGAGCGTGGAGCAGCTCTGGTTGCCGGTGCGGTACCCTGCGGCAGACGGTAGCGGTACGGCAGCAACGCAGCAGCGAGCCCGCCAGGGCCCTTAAACGCGATTTCGTGAGGCCCCCTCTCCAGGACACGGGCGACCACCAGGGCGCGCGCCAGCGGGGCAGCTAGGCGGGTTCTAGGGCGCGTTCTAGGGCACGCCCCTTCGCGTGTCGTGGGGGCTGGTGTAGCCTAGCGCCAATCCGACGCAGTCCCGAGGGCCTGGCACACGCCGGGCCCTTTTCGTTTGCGGTCCGGAAATAGACCCGGCCCCGTGCCATTCTCTCCCGAGTAGACGCGGGATAGAGAAAAAGTAGATGGCACAAGGGCGCAAGACCGGGGGGCGGCAAAAGGGCACGCCCAACCGCGTGGACTCGGAAACCCGAGCCATCCTCAAGCGCATCGTGGACAAACGCCTCAAGGACCTCGACGCGATGATCGAGGACACGTGGCGGGGCATCGAGATCGAGAAACAGATGCCGGACGGGACGACGGTGGTGGGCCGCCTCAACGCCGATCCAGGCCGCGCCGCGAAACTCGTTCTCGAGGCCGCCAAGTTCGTGGTGCCCGAGTTGGCGCGCGCCGAAGTCGTCGGGGCTGATGGCGGCCCCCTCATCATCAACATTGTGAAGGCCGCCTCGAAATCGTAGCAATCCCCGTCCAGGAGGGGAACATTGGAGCTCGTTACCGAGGCATCGCCAGGCATCCACAACCTCAACCTCGAGCTCGCGCGCGGGCGCATCATAGAGGGCGGCTCGTGGAAGAAGCAGCGGACGATCGCGCTCATCCCGAGTGCGCACATGATCCCGGCGAAGGTGGCGCTCTCCCACTGGAACCTGATCACCCCACCCAACCAGCCCTTCTACCGGGTGCTCGCGCTCGGGCTCGAGGTCGGGGACGCGTACTCGCAGGCCATCGAGGCGCTCGTTGGCCATCCCGAGCTCGGCACGTGGGAGTACCTCCTCACGATCGAGGCGGACAACATGCCGCCGCCCGATGGCCTGCTGAAGTTGCTGAAGCGCATGGAGGCGCATCCCGAGTTCGCCTGCATCGGCGGGCTCTACTGGACCAAGGGGGAGGGGGGCGTGCCGCAGATCTGGGGTGACGTCACGGACCCCGTGGTCAACTACCGGCCGCAGGCGCCGGTTCCGGGACAGCTCGTCGAGTGCTACGGGACGGGGATGGGGTTCAACTTGTGGCGGCTCGCGATGTTCAAGGACCCGAAGCTGCGCCGGCCGTTCTTCAAGACGCGCTCGAGCCTGGAGGAGGGCACAGGCACCCAGGATTTGTACTTCGCCGACGATGCGCGGAAGCACGGGTATCGCTTCGCGGTTGATTGCGACTGCCTCGTGGGACACCACGACCACACGACGGGGATCACATGGTGACAGTCCTCCTCACCGGCGGCGCCGGCTTCATTGGTTCGCACGTTGCGGAGCACATCCTCCGGGGCACCGACTGGCGGCTCGTGTTCCTCGACCGCCTCGACTGCTCGGGTAACCTCGGCCGCATCGCCGAGATCAAGGGCTGGGACACGTACCGCACCCGGTGTCGCTGGGTGTGGCACGATCTCAAGGCGCCCATCTCGAGCCAGCTCGCCGGGCAGATCGGGCCGGTGGACTACGTGTTGCACCTCGCGGCCGGCACGCACGTGGACCGCTCGATCACGGACCCGATGTCTTTCGTCTACGACAACGTAGTCGGGACCGGGAACCTCCTCGAGTACGCGCGGCAGAAGGTGCCCGGCCGATTCGTCTACTTCTCGACGGACGAGGTGTTCGGGCCGGCGCCGGCGGGCGTCGCGTACAAGGAATGGGACCGGTACAAGAGCGCGAATCCGTACGCGGCGACGAAGGCGGGGGCCGAGGAACTGTGCGTCGCCTACGCGAACACCTACCGGCTGCCAGTGCTGGTCACGCACTGCATGAACGTGTTCGGCGAGCGGCAGCACCCCGAGAAGTTCATCCCTGGGACGATCGCCAAGGTGAGCCGCGGCGAGAAGGTCACCATCCACGCGAACAGGGACCGGACCAAGGCAGGGAGCCGGTTCTACATCCACGCGCGAAACGTCGCGGATGCTCTCTTGTTCGTGATCGACAAGGGCGAGCCAGGCGAGAAGTACAACATCGTGGGCGAACGCGAGGTGGACAATCTCGAGCTCGCGCAACTCATAGCCGAGTACCAGGGCAAGCCGCTCCGGTACGAGATGGTGGACTTCCACTCGTCGCGGCCCGGCCACGACCTCCGCTACGCTCTCGACGGCAGCAAGCTCGCGGCGATGGGGTGGAGGCCGCCGGTGTCGTTCGAAGACTCCCTCAAACGCGTCGTGACATGGACGCTCGAGAATCCGCGATGGCTGATTCCCTGAAGCTCGACCTCGGCTGCGGCAAGAACAAGGCCCCCGGCTACACGGGCGTCGACGCCATTGCGTTCGAGGGCGTGGACGTGGTCGCGGACCTGCGCCGGCGCTGGCCATGGTCGGACGGAAGCGTGGCCGAGATCCGCGCCTCGCACTTCGTGGAGCACCTCACCGCGCCCGAGCGGATCCACTTCGTGAACGAGGCGTACCGAGTGCTTGAGAAGGGCGGAAAGCTCCAGATCATCGTCCCGCACTGGAATTCAACGCGGGCCTATGGCGACCTCACGCACCAGTGGCCCCCCGTGTGCGAGTTCTGGTTGTTCTACCTCAACGCCGAGTGGCGCAAGGTGAACGCACCGCACGATCTCGACTACACGTGCGACTTCGATGGCAACCCGACGTGGGGCTACGCGCCATCGGCGGCACTCGTGGGGCGATCCTACGAGTACGTCCAGTTCGCGCTGCAGCACTACCGCGAGGCGGCCGCGGACATGATGGCGACCGTGACCAAGAGCAAGTAGGTGCCCGTCGTCACCATCCCCAACGACTTCGAGCCGCGCGACTACCAGCAGCGGTTCATGGACTACTTCGATCTCGGGGGCACACGGGCTGCGTGGGTCGTCCATCGCCGCGGCGGCAAAGACCTCACGGCGATGCACCAACTCTGCAAGATGGCGCACGAACGGACCGGGGCGTACTGGCATGTATTCCCGACGTTCGAGCAGGGGCGCAAGGCGATCTGGGAGGGGTTCCGCGCGGACGGAAAGCGCGTCATCGACAACGTGTTCCCGGAGGCCATCGTCAAGAGCCGGGACAACCAGCAGATGCGGCTTGAACTGCGCTGCGGGTCCATCTACCGGGTGATCGGTTCGGACAAGATCGAGGTGGTTGGGGCCGGCCCGGTGGGCGTCATCTTCTCCGAGTACGCGGTCGCGAAGCCGAAGGCGTGGGACCTCATCTCGCCGATGCTCCACGAGAACGGCGGGTGGGCCGCGTTCGTCTACACACCCCGCGGCTACAACCACGGGAAGGACCTGTTCGACGCGGCCAAGGGCGACCCCAAGTGGTTCGCGGAGCGCCTCACGCTCTACGACACGAAGG